AAAGTCATTTCATAAAAATTTCGAGGAAGTATGCGAAGTTCACCAAAACATTCTTGGCAAATATCAATCCATGTTAATTTTTTTTTTCAGCAACAGAGTCATTTTCTAATTCTTTTAAAGAAGGTAGATCAACACCCATTGATTGCCAAAAAGTAATCCAAACAGAATAAATTTCCTCTGAACTTAATTCAGAAATCCATTCACCAACATTTTCTGGTGTTGCTGATTCAGTAAAACCAACAACATAATCGTTGCCAATAATACCTGCATAGATAAGAGTCTTGATTAAAAGATAATGATTCTTCTCATTAAGCTTCATAATGCGATTCATCAAATCCTCTGTCTCAAAATTAGGCTGCTCACCATTGTAGATAATCTTAGACAATTCAATAGCTGAAAAGTTGTTAAATCTCAAGGTTCTTTCCTGACCTCCGATTTTTAGTTTTATAATTCCTGTCATGCCACTAATTTAGTAATAAATGTAACAAGCAAAAAAAAAGCTCCTAAAAAAGGAGCCTTTTTACTAAACACAAACACGAAAAACAGAAATTAAGTTGTTACTGCGTCATCAATTGGGCCAGAACCTGTGATGGTTACAGAGTATGTCTGATATTCAGGAGCAGTTGCAGTTTCGTCAAACTGAGAGATGAACCCTTCACCATATCTGATGTAAGAAGCATCTAGCGATTCAAACTTAAACTTTCTTGTTGCTCTAGCAATGGTATATCCAAAGATGTCTTCAGCAGAAACTTCATTAACACCTGGGTTGGTATTAACATCACCCTCAAAGCTCATTGTCCAAGAAGCAGTAGAAGGAAGGTTTCTTACGAAGTCACCAGTACAATCGTTGTTGATTTCTGTAGAGCCTACGGAAATAGACAAAGATTTTGAGGAGGTACAAACCGCCAATTTCCAAGATGGTGTTGAAGTTGCAGAAATGTCAATGTAAACACCAATATCTTTACTAAATAATTCGTTAGCCATAGTCTTATTATTTTATTATTTCAAAGGTATCAGATTTTTTTTTATAATCAAAATGGTACAACTATGTGAGAATATGTCCTAACATTTCTGTAAATCCAATATTCACCTGTTCTCAACTGAACACTATCAGAACTTGCTAGGTTGGTAGTTCCAATCTCCCATCCGTAAGCATTAATGTTAATGTCAGCATTACTCATAGGATTTATAATGTCTTCAATATCCTGAGCGATGTCAAATGCCTGATCCATACCGGTAGGTCTAGTAAAGCCTGTTACAATATCCAAGGTAACATCTGCATTAAACTTCTTGCAAGTAGTATTCGTAATCTCAGAAGTTGTTATGCTAGAGATAATCACATAGGGATATCCTGCCATCTCAGGGATAGAAAATGCATCGTAGATAGGTACACCTATCTCTGGGTATAGTGCTTGAAAATAACCAGCTTTTAATGCTTTTGATAAATCCATAGTCAAAGATAAGGTTTTTTAACGATTTGTAAATCCAAACCTATTGCCCTCCTGCTTAAAAGACAATCTGCATCTGCAATTAATAGTGTTAGTCATAGAAGCTCCTTGGGTTGAATCACCTGGATATGCTAACTGCTGACCATTGATAATAAAGTTATTCTTTATCGGAATAAATAATTTTGGGTCTGTAAATAGGTGTGCATCTCTAGTTCTATCATCGCGGATTGCTTTCCATGCCTTTTGCCAATTTAACCCTGAGCTTTCTAATGCAAGAAGTTGTGCCTTACTCATTGCGTTGGTAACCTCTGTTCTTGCAATCGTGTTAGATCGTAGCACAAGGTCTGTCTGTCTAATTAAGTCAGCTATCTGCTCGTTGCTTAGTCCATTGCCTCTGCTCTTGCCAATTAACTCGTTTACTCGCTTAACACCTGTCGATAGTACCTCTGAAATTCTAAAGCCAATGTAGGTGCTTAGAAAGCCATCCATAAGCCTTCTCCAAAATGAGGTCATCTCGTTTACATTCTGTGGTGCAAGAGTGCTTGCTACCTCATCAAAGATGTCTTTGGTCTGTATTTCTTGGTTGGTGATTGGCTTGACAAACTCGTTCCAAGTTAATGTGCCCTCATCCTCCATTATAAGCTGATACATGGCTTGATATACCATAGCTATACCTTGACCACTCACAGAGCCGATGTCTTGTCCTGACTCAAATAAACGAGCCATTTCATCGTACTGCTCATCCAATGCTCGGTTGATTAGCCTAGCAAATCGTTTCTCAAAATAAGAATGTCTTGAAAGATATATTTTGTCCGTGTAGTTCATTTAGAACGCTCATATATTTCTACTCCTCCCCAGATAACTAAGAAGCAGAAAGATACGGATAAAAGATAAGCAAACGGCTTGTTGCACCATAGGGCAAACTCTAGGATGCCTGAGCAAATTGAAAGGCACAGAAATGACAAAGCAAAAATCTGTGCCCAATCCTTTAATTGTTTCATTGTGTTTGTAGAAGTTTCTTAATATTAGCTAAAGTTTTCTCAAACTCCAACCTAGCGTTCTTGTATAAATAGCTTCTTGATGGCAAAGGGAAAAATGGGTCTTGTTTACCTTTAAATTGCCTAGCATATTCTACTAATCCATATTCTTGTAGAAAAGACTTATCTACATTAACTCCTGTGCCAAATTCTATAAATGGAGCGTAGTTAACATTATTTATGCCTCCTGCCTTGACAATCCATGTCAATCCATTATTAGATACAACAGAACGAATAGTTCCCTGTAAATCGCCTGTCTTATACGGAACATCTCTCTTAGCATCTGCCTCTGTTCTCTCTGCCCAATTTTTTACCTCCTTATAGATACCTACCTGTACATCTTTAGAGTACTGGTCTAAATCCTTTAAAAGAATATTGATTCCGCTTACCTTAACTTGGACTGCCATTTCTATTAGTCGTTTCCATTGCAGCAAATGCTCTGATAGTAATGTATCTTCTCAATGGGTCAACCTTTGGTGCAAGAGCAGTAAAGTAATATCCTCTCCACTCAATCTGATCTCCATTCTGAATGGCAACAGAAGGATTGTAACGAATCACAACCTCAATCAATGTGCTTAACTCTTGCTTCTGTACAACAGTATCAACGCTAGGTGTAATTTCTTTAACACTAGCACCCTTTGGCTCGTAGTAAGTAGATACGGTATTTATTAACTGACCTGTAACAGGGTCTTGAGTCTGCACAGACCTTTTAAATACCACTTTTTCACGCATCATGGGAATACTATTCTTCTGTATGGGTTCACTAATAACTTAACCTCACTTAACAAATCAGGCTTAGAATTAGCCTCTCTGTATTCGTAGTAATGGTAAGCTTGACGATAGATTGCTTGCTTAATCGCATCATTTACCAAAGTTGCGTTGGTAACATAGGTAATATTAATATCTTTTCCACCTTCTTTTAGCAAATCACCAAATAAAGTATAACCCGCTGTGCTAATTGAAGTAATAGGGCCATACGGCAACTTATAGTTCTTAGGCAAATGCAAAGCAATCAAGTTGATTGTTCTTACACCCAAAGACTTCTGCATATACTGCTCAATGTTCTGTCTAGCCGACTTTAGAAACAAAGCAATCAAGTTGTCATCGGTATCGAAGTCAATCCTAGCGTAGTCCTTAAAGTCCTCTACATTGTAAGGCTCAACATAGCTTGCCTCACTTGTAAAGGTAACTTGGAGTCCTGTTGCACCTAAGTATTCATATACTGGCAGTATATCGCCAAGCATATCTTCGTTGTATTCATATCCTGCCATGACTCAAAGATAATAAAAAAGCCTTGGAAAATATCCAAGGCTCTTATTCTAAACTATTGACTTCTAATTAGGAAGCCAAAGTTACCTTAATGAACGCATTGTCATAGAACACAGGAAGTGCAACTCTCTCCTCAACACGAACCAAGATTACGTTCTTCTCAGCATCGTCAGAGTTCTGATCGAAGAATCTGATTCTTGGAGCCTGACGAGTCAACAACTGAGCTTGGTTCCAATCACCAACGATACCAGTTCCTTGAGAAAGGTAAGAGTTAGAGAATACAGGGATACCAACTACATTAAGTTGTCCAGTCAAAGGATTAACAGTCACAACACCTGGGAAGTCATACTCACCAGAACCAGAAGCCTTACCCAACAAGATGTTTACATAATCTTGGTTAGACAATACGATTCCAGTTGGAGTGTGAAGGTTGTTCTTCAACTGACGAAGAGCAGCATCAATCAAGATTTCAATGCTTACAGTCTTAGAACCATTGTAGTTCTCAGAGTTAGCAGCATCAAGAAGCAAACCTTGGATGAAGGTATCTTCCTTCTTCAACAATTCTGCACGACCTTTGTTCTGCAAGAATGAAGTCATCCAAGCCAAATCTTCGATCATTGAAATTGGAACTCCTTTGATAAGACCTGCAATCCACTCAGCATCTGCTTGGTAAGTAGTGAACTTAGGCTCAATTTCAGGCTTAGCACCGTCTCCGTATGCCCAAGTGTTAGCTCCACCTACGGTAGCGTTTTCTTTTGGATACTTAACGAACTCACCAGACATTGTTCCTCCAGGAAGGACATTTCTGTAATGGAAAGACTCATACTTAACCAAGATTGGATCTCTGAAGTCAGTTACGAAAGGCTCATAACCTGTGAAGTCAGAATAGTTGAAATCCTTCATGGTCATTTCCATTCCCTTACCAGATTTTACATTCTTAACCATCTCAGCGTGGTTAGACTTCAAAGTCTCATGCAGAGACCAACCGAAGTTCTTACGCTCAACTTTAGGAGCAGATTTCTCGGTGATGTCAGCAAGAGCCTTATCCATTTCCTTCTGGATGTCAGCGTGCTTAGCCTGCATATCAGCAGTAAGCTTGTCCATTGCGTCTTTAACTTTAGTGTCAAATCCAACAACATCTTTTTCTCTTTCAGTAGAGAAGTTTTTCTTCAGGGTTTGTAGCTCTTCGGCTAGAAAATCCTGAACCTCTTTAATTTGCAATTCTGCCATGATTTCTAAATGTAGATTTAAGTGATTCAATTAATTTATTACTATCCAAATCGGCTTTAACCTCTTCTAAAGTGATTTCTTTCGGCTTTAGAACTTCGTAAAGTGATTTAAGTCTTTCTTCTAGTTTGACAAGTGTCTCATCAGTTGCGTCAGAAGTCCTTACAAACTTCTCTAGTCTGTCAAGGTATTCAAACGCATCTGATTCGGACTTCAAGTCAATGAATGTGGTCTCAGGATTCGCTCCCAAGAATTGTACTGCTGATCCTTCGTACATGATAACTTCTTTAATGACATTAGCTTTCTTAGTGCCATCAAAGTACTGCTTGTCTTTAGGTACAGAAAATCCAAAGCTATGCTGGTTAATAAGTCCTGACTCTACCATCTTCATAAAGTCAACACCCAAGCTATGAGTGCCAATCTTAGCCTCATATCTCAAACCCTTCATATCCTCCTCTAGGTTGGTAATAAGAGCAACAGACTTCTTAGAGTCGTGGTCTAGCAAATACTTAATTAGCTTCTTACCATTAGGCCCACGCTCCTGGATAGTCTTAGCGAATGCTCCTCTCTCGATGACATCACCATCCAAGTCCTTGTTACCAAACATTGCAAAATAACCT